CGATTACTTTGCGGCAAAGGCTATGCAAGCTTTTATTTCTGCCTACCCATGCCAAGCGATAGATAGGGAAGACGGTGGAATTCCTACAGATGCTGAATCCATCTCAGGAGATGCTTACGAAATGGCAGACGCAATGCTTAAAGAGAGGGAAGCATGACTGACCACAACCAAGACGACGAGATCGAATCGTTGTACAAACCCGACTGGCTTGCACTAACCATTGCGGTAGCGATCACCACGATCTCGCTGGCGACGTTTGCTTTTTTAGTGGGGTACTTGACGTGACTAAAGACGACATCATCCGCATGGCGCGGGAGGCTGGGTTTGCCGATGGCGTGGCAGAAATTGTCGGGCTTGAAGGCTTTGCTAACTACTTTGCAGATAACAAAAAAGCCCTTGAAGCCGCACTGGAGCAGCAGCAAGCCGAGCCGGTGGCGTGGCAATACAAGACAGTTGAGGCTGGGGTTTTTGTGTCAGACCAACACCCGCCAGATGTAAAAGTTTGGAATGATATTGAATGGAGCAAGCCCCTCTACACCACCCCACCCGCAGCACAGCCAGAGCAGGTTGACTGCCCCCGCTGCGGCCACGTTTGCTCACAGCGCCCGTGGGTAGGGCTGACGGAGGAGGATGTGAAGCACGAATGGGAAGTTTGGAGAGCAAGTTTGCCCCGCTATATCGGCTTTGCACAAGGCATTGAAGCCAAACTAAAGGAGCGCAACACATGACTAGAGATACTGAACAAGAAGTAAAGCCTTGCGGGTTTGTAGGCGGGGCTTGCACACACTGCGAAGCAACAGAGCGAGGAGATTGTCAAGGCTGGGTTAGCTCGCCCAAGCGCGAGTGGGTAGGGCTGACGGATGAGGATGTAAACCGAGAGTCTGCCCCGATTACTTCACAGATGAAGCTGGCATTTCACGCCGGGATGTACGTAGCTCAACAGATTCTGAAAGAGCGCAACACATGATCTACACCAAGACCAGCAGCACCGCCATCTTTCTGTGGCCTGCGGTTGCCATCAATGTTGAAGACGATTGGTGGATTGAACTGGCGTGGCTGAGTTTTGCGATTGGAATTAGGAGGGCTGCATGACTGAAGACGAAGCATTTGAAGAGTTAGAGAGACAGATCAAGTACAAGCTGGACAGCACCAGATCAACGGTGGTAGCAGATGATTATTTCTGGATACCAATTGATCAGGACACGCCAACCAATTTGAAGATACTGCTGCTTGGGCGTAGCGGAGTAGCGACAATGGGACACTACGAACACCTGCCGGGTACGCAGTTTTGGACGCATTGGGCACCACTACCACGAAAGAAGCCATGAGCGCAAAGCGACCCGGCGAGCCACTGAACGTGTTCTACTCAATCAAGCTAACTCAAACTCAGCGCATCCAGTTAATTAAACTTGGAGGCCCGGAGTGGATAAGGAACCAAATTGAACGATCTACCGAACTTCCCGGCCTGGGAGCGTCAGACGCTGGACAGATTTGCAACGGACGCCTACCTAAGACTTCAGGCCCAGCAGGAAGCACTTGAGCAACTCAGGGGTGACCTGCGGGATGCCATGAAACTGCTACGAAAAAACCCGAGTTCCCTGCTTGTCAATGATTAGCGCCTGACGCCGGGGTTTGTCGCTGATGCTGATGTGCGTCCAAGCGTCAAACTCGCGGATGATCTGGTCAAACGGAAGATTGGCTGTAATGATTGCCTTCACAACGGCATCAGGAGCCATCCCAGGCACTCTAAAGTCTGCTGCCAAGCCTTGTCTATGCTGACTGCTGTCTTTGCTGCCTACAGCGTCATTAACGGCCTTGCTGCGAAAGGCACTGTTGATCATTATTGGCTTGTTGCCTAGCGTTGTTTTGACTGTCTCCAGAAACTCAGCCAGCCTTTGCAGGTTAGCCAGTTCAGCAGCGTTTGGCGTGTTGTCTAGCAGCCGGTGATCAGTGTGTGTTAACTCGGCAAGGGTAAAGTGCGGTGTCATTTTTTACTCAGCAAATCAGTTTTGGCCTGTGAGCCAGCAGACGAGCCGAAGTAATAAGCGATGATTCCCGTCCATGCGGTGCCAAGTGAGCCAAGCATCATCAGGATGGCGGGGTTGCTGCTGTCAATTTGGTTGAAGAACATCATCACCATGATGCCAAAGAAGCCCACTGTCACAGCACCAGCAAGCAATGGAGGCATCATTGAGCGAGTCGTGGCCTGCATATCCCTAGCGCTCTTGCGATCTTCAACTTCCAGCTTCTCAAAGTTTAGGCCAAGTTCCTGTGCCTGTTTCTGCAATTCAATCTCAGCCAGCTTGACCTGCGCGATCTGGTCAGCGGTTAGTTTGTTGTTGCTGATTAGGTCGCCAACCTTTGCTTCATCTACGCCGATGGCTTTTGAAATGGCCGATACAGCCATGCCTGCCAGTGGGCCACCAAGAGCCGTGGCAATCGTTGGTGCAATTTGTTTGAGCCAGTCCATTTGATTAGCCTTTCAGATCAAAACTAAGATTGGCATGGCGGGGGTATTGAACAACACGTTCCCCTTCTGGGCATTTGTATTTGATGGTTGCCAACAGAGTTGCTGCCCCTGGGGCAATCTTCTCTTTTCTCACCATCGTCAATTGGTAGGTGAACGTGTCAATTGTTGGCCCTGCTGGGCCGCTAAACTTGCTTGCTGTGGTGGTTGCCTCATGCACCATGCCTGCGGCATCACGGACACTTGGGGTAAAACTCTCTACTGAGCAATCATCACGTTTTTTTACCCGAGCCACGGTGACGTTGATGGGCTTGCCGACCTCTGCCATGATCTTGAAATGCTCTGGATGCCACTCAAGAATGGCCCTGTCAAACCATCCAAACTTGTCGGCAAGGGTGTAGCCCCCACCAATGGCTGCAATGCTTGCTGCAACGGCTCCTATGGCTTTTGTAAGGTCAATCATTTCTTCCAGAACTGGACAAGTGAATAGACAATAGCTGCTGCTGCCCAGACGCCAACACCACGGTTAACCCACTGGTCAACTTTTTTGTCAATGCGTTGCAAGTGAACCTCTTGAATTCCGAGCTTGGTTTCAACATCACCAATCCTTGCGCCCTGGTTGGCTTGGCGTTCCTCGAACAGGATCAGCTTGCCAACGGCATCCGTCAGCTTGTCGACCTTGCTTTCAAGGCGTCTGAAATCATCGTCTGTCACAGCCCCTGCCCCGGTGTGATGTAGACGGTAGCCGCTGCGCTCGAAAGGCCAGAGAAAAAGGTGTTTATGTTGAATCGCAGGATCTCCACCGCACCTGGCAGCAACACGATAGCCGCTGTAGGACTTCCGGCAGTAGGAGCCACAGCGTTTGCCGTTGCAACCGTTGCGCTGCCACCAGTGCCGAGAAACACGGTTGTCGCTCCAGCATTAATCAAGCGAAACTGACCAGCATTCTGCGCGTCCAGCTTGCCGTTTACAGGTGCTTGGATGCCGGCCGGAGCAACAGCAGCTGCTGCCACGACAATGGTTTGGCCAAGGGGCGAGAACGCAATTTGTGAATTGTTTGACATGGTGACTCCATTACTTGATTAAAACTTCAGCCTGTCGTGCCTCGACCTCGTAGGGGTTGGCCCAGTAGCCGTATCGTATCAGCCAGTAGCCATATTTGATAGCGTAGACCAGCTTGCCGTCACGCTCCATCTGCTCCAGGTGCTTGCGCTCGTGCCTGATCAGACCTTGGTGAAGTTCATAGCCTGGAGCCATGTAGATCACGCCCCAGAACGATGTCCACCCCTGGAAGCCAAAGGCTTTCATGTATCGCAAGATCAGGCCAGAGGCGGTGCGAATCATGGTTGGGCAGCAGCCTTGTAAGCCGCCACCACAGCAGCAGTGTGCGTTGCCGCACAAATAGCTTTCACACGGGCATCTTCGGCACTGTAGTCGTCACCTGGGGCAATAACGTGGCGGTGGAACGTGCTGCTAATCTGCTCTCCGTCTTCCATGATAGCGGTCTTGGTGCGAACCTGCACAGCGCCGTTTTCGAGGGTTTCAATCAGGTCAACAAAAACAATTTTTTGTAACATAATAGTTATTACCTTAAAAATTAAACAATGTAAGAAATCAACGCCAACACCTGTGCGCCAGTCAAACCGACGTTTGTGTATCTGGCTAATGCGTAATCGTACAATCTAAATTCAGTGTCTGAGACAATTAAACCTGTTGTTGGGGTTGTTTTTCCAGAGATAAAAGAAGCAATATTTGCAATTCTTGAACCCGATCCAGCCACTGCTGCTGCAAATGGCAAACCGCCAATTAAAACATCAGAAGCATTAACCGTAACTGGAAATGCTATTCTAAAATTCAAAGTTACCAAACGTCCTATTTTTGTGTAAGTTGAATACTCCTGCGTAAATATAAGACTCGCACCGCTGGCATCAGTTGGCGTCCAAGTGCCTTCTTCATAATCAGCCAGCAACTCACTTGTGCCTGTGCCTGGTGTGGCAGAAAAGTCGATGCCTTTTCCTGATGTGCCGATGATTAGGTTGCCGGTAGATAGAGTAACGTCACCGGGCAATGAAATCGGCGTTGCAATCTGGCTGGCGTTGATGATATTGGTGACTGTTTTTAACACTCTGGCTCTCCTTAAAGTGATGCAATGATAAAGACTAGGAGTTCTTCGTAACGAACACCGTAAGCGTTGCCAGCTTTGGCAAGTTTGTATGACTTTTCGTATTGATCTTCCCACTCGTCGTAGCAAAACATACCGTAGTCATCAGGATTCAAGTTCTCTGACCTAAATGCTTCTGCAAGTTCTT